GTATATCTGTTTTAAGCTTTTCATTTTACAATTTTAGAATTTCTATCTAAGAAAAATTATTATCGTTATTGATCACTACATTTAATGAATACATTTAATACCTTTATTGAGTGCTTTTAGCAAGATTGTAGCTTTCAATAAGTTTGCGTTTGTAGAAAGATAATTTTGAACAAAACACATAAAGAAAATGTGGAAAGAAGTTTTTAAAGCAGGATTACATACAGACGCCAACGGAAATGAACGTGAGTGGACTGAAGAAGACTTGAACGCCATAATCGAGAAGTATAATAATCAACTTCCCGATGAAAGACATGACGCTCCAGTTGTGATTGGACACCCTGTCAACAATTCTCCTGCTTATGCTTGGGTTGAACAACTCAAAAAGAATGGAGACACCATTGAAGCTAAATTCTCTCAAATTGATCCGCAGTTTGAAGAATTAATCAAAGAAGGCAGATATAAGAAAGTTTCAATTGCTCTTTACCCTGACATGATGTTAAGGCATGTTGGCTTTCTGGGAGCAGTTCCACCTGCTGTAAAAGGTCTTAAAGATTCTGAATTCAGTGGGGAAAAACAGTTCATTTCATTCGGTTCTGAAAAGAATGCAGAAACAAAGTTATCCGATTCTTATGCGAACGCATTACAAACGCAAAGCGATACCAATGCTATTAAAGGAAAGGAAAGGAAAAGAAATATATATTATTCTTCTTCCTCAAAATCTGAAAATTTTGAAGGAGGAAAAACCAAATCTGACACCAATCAAAAATTAATAAATTTTCAAGGAGCTAATATGCCAGAAAACTACACAAAACTATTTCAGGATTTACTGGGGTGGTTAAATGAAACTTTCAATGAAGAAATAGCAAACCAGACTGCTGCACAGCTTGAAGTTCTTAAAAACAAGTATCTAACATCCCAACCTGATAACACAAATCAGAACGGTAATCAAGAGGTTAGTTCAAATCAAGCTTCAAATGGTGACACTACTAACGGTAATACCAAAAATGATAATCCAAAATTTGAAGATTCAAAAGAATTTCAAGAACTTCAAAAGAAGCTTGAACTTCTCGAAAGGGACAACAACGATATGAAGTTTAATGAATACTTCAAGTCTCAAACAGGTCGCTTGGTTCCTGCTCAGAAGCAAATCGTAAAACTTGCTTTTGATGCCGTTAGAACAAATAATTCCGGATACCAATTTGCCGAGAACGGGAAAATGGTTTCCATTAACGGAGAAGAATTGATTAAAAAACTGATTGAATCTTTTCCAGTTCAAGTTGAATTCAATGAAATAGCAAGGAAAGAACTTCTGAGTTCAAAAGAAGAACTTGACGAGCAAAACAAATACATCGAAGAATATAACAAATCTAAAAATTGAAAATTATAGGAAACTAAAATGAGTACAGAATATGGAATAACAACACTTTCAGAAAGTTCAAGCTCGGATATCTTTGCCGGAATACATCCGACAATGGAGGTAAGTGACATAGTCATTTTATCAGGGCAGAATCTGAAACGAGGAACATGTCTGGGATTAATTACAGCAGAAGCAAATCCCGACAAAGGCAAATTTAAACTTTGGGACGAAGCTGCAAGTAACGGTTCAGAAAACCTTGTGGGTATTCTTGGTTGTGATGTTGATGCCTCTGATTCAGATTGCAAAGGATTTATGTATGTTCATGGAGAATTTCTCAAGGATAGTTTATCTGCTGTTCATACTATTAAGTCCGGTGTATATAACGAAGGTTCAATTGTTATCAAGGAGGAAAAATAATGAGCGCATTAATAGATATGTTTGAATCCAGAAGTTTGACCAATGCGATAAACAGAGTTCAAATGGTGGAACCTTTTATCTTGAATACCTTATTCAAAACTAAACAGTATCATGCCGCTGATAAAATCGATATTGAAATAATCACGGGTTCCGATAAACTTGCAAAATTCGTAAATCCTTACGAAGGAGCTCAGATTATAAAGAAATTATCAAGATCAGTTAAGACTTTGACTTTACCAAGAACCTTTGAAAAGAAAGTATTTACTGCGATTGAGTTGGCAAATTACAAATCCATCGGAAATATTTATGTTTCAAATGGTGATGATAGTGTAAGAATTGCAAATCAGATGATTCTACAGGAGCTTGAAGAACTGAAGAACAGGATTATCAGACGCAGAGAGCAAATGGCTTGCGAGGCAATTTCAAACGGCAAAATCGAAATTAACCAGGATAATATTGAGTTCACTGTTGATTTTGAGTTCAAGAATGATGTTCAACTGCTAACCTTAGCATCTGGCGATAAATGGAGTTCTGCAAATTCAAAACCTCTGATTCAGTTAAGAAACTGGAAAAGAAACATAATGAAAAGATGCGGAGTTAATGCAGATACTCTTATTCTAGGTAGTGAATCTGCTGATGCCTTTCTTGGAAATGATTCAATAAAGAAAGAACTTGATACCAATAATAATAGGGTCGGTGTTATTGATTTGAATCAAACAGCTACCCGTTCAGGATTATATATAGGAAGGATTATGGGCATTGATATTTACGAATATAACCAGCAATATACCAAGCCTGATGATACAACAGCTGACATGATAAATCCCAAAAAGGCAATTATGGTGGCAAGTCAGTCTCCTGGATTTAGAATTCATTCCGGACCAATTTACAGAATTGATAATGGAAATTTGAAGATTATTCCAAATGAATTATATGTTGAAACAAATACCAACGAAGACAAGACAGCTTTGGATTGGAAAGTGGAACAAAAGAGTTTGCCAACCATCCATGAACCTAATGCCATAATTTCTGCAACGGTGGTCTGATGTATTGCAATGTTCAAGATATAAAGGATGACTTGACTGAAAAGGTTGTTGCTCAACTTAGCAATGATGAAAATCCTAATGAAGTAAACGAGGAAATAGTAATTAAATACATTTCCGAATCTACCCAGTTGATTGATGGATTTTTGAGGTCAAGGTACGGTCTTCCTTTGGAGAAAGAACATTCAATTATTAAGAAGCTTTGTATTGACATAGTCAAATACGAGCTTTACAAACGCAGGGGGAAAGTATTTGACAACATACAGAACTTATACAAGGACGGAATATCAACCCTTGAGAAGATTCAAAAAGGGATGATAATTCTTGATGAAGGAAGTCCTGAAACAAGACCGGGATTCTTTCTTGTTTCGGAAAGAAAGCCAGTAATTGCTAAAGAAATATTGGAAAACTACTGATGAAAATTGAAGAAATAGAATCGGCAATTATAGAAAAGCTTAAATCGGATATACCTGATTTATCAGTCGAACCTTTCCCGGACAATGAAAAGGATTATGAGCTTATTCATCCTAAGGGAGCAGTTCTTGTAAGCTATGAAGGTTCAAACTATACGAATCCAAGACTTGAACAGCAAGCAAGAATGATAGAGTTTGATGTAATTGTTATCGTCAGAAATCTAAGGTCTCACTTGGGAGCTTATGATACTCTTGAAAGGGTAAGACAATCTATTACCAATGATTTCTATGTAGAAAATCTAAAACTATATCCCTTATCCGAAAAGTTTCTATTTGTTGAAGAAGATAAATGGCATTATGAAATGAGATTTATGTTACCATCAGTTTATTTTATCGGAGAATAAGGATGGATTTGATTCACAATTTTGCAGATGATATAATTCAGTTTGGTTTGTTAATAGTTGGCTTAATCACTTTTTACATCATGCTGAAAAGAGATAACAGAAAAGCCAATGAAGAAGTGTTCTCCAAGAAGTTGGCGGATATTGAAAAGTTCAATGACCTTGAAAAGAGAGTGAAACTCCTCGAGCAAAGGGTTGACATCTATGATGATTTAATCAGGAAGGAGCTTGAGGACATAAAAAAGTTATTGAATGACCTTCATGAGAAATTTCATAATCATTTGACAACTAATCATAAATAAAGGAATTTGAAATGAACGAGAAAATAAAAACCGCAATTGATTTTGTTTCAAGGCATGCAGTATGGTTTATTATAGGAATCCTTGCATTCTTTTTTATGAAACCGGGAATAGCTGAAATCCAGACTTTCCTTTTCATAGCTTTTTTTGAAGCGGTTGCTATAGGTCTAAGCAGTCTTGCTCTTTACGCCTATACAAAAATCAACTTTACAAAAGCATTGCTTAAAGGAGATGACGATAAGTTTTCAGACTTTGAAAGACAAGGCATGTATGATGTTATCGGGAAAGTCTTTCTAAGCGTACATGTTTTGGTTGGTCTGATTGTATTGGGTGTTTACATTGCTCAGTTCTCAAATTAAGGATAAATTGAATGAAGATATTATTGACAATAGCATTTCTTTTCTTCTTTTTTGTTGTAAGTGGTCAGGCTTATCATAAGAAGCATGATAAGATTAATTGCTATAAAAATTCAATAGCTTCTGCTTCAAAGAAATATGATATACCTGTAGAGCTTATTAAAGCTGTTATAACAATTGAATCCAACAGTTTCTCCAAGTCAAAAGGAAAAGATAATTGCAATGGTTTAATGCAGGTCAAGTGTGGCACATACGATTCGCACAGAAATATTATGAGTGGGACAGGAATTTTAAAGCATTACTTGAACAAATGTAAAAATGATACCGCAAAAGCTCTGACAGCTTATAATATGGGATATACAGGAATGAAAAGGTACTACAAAAAACATGGACATGGTTCTAAATATGCGAAACGGGTTTTGTCATTATTCAATCTTTTACGAACTCAAAACTATAACTATGAAAAGGCTTAATATATTAGTGATATTTCTTCTTTTGGTGGCCACTGTTGAGAGTTTGACTGCAACCAAGTATTTAATACCTTGCAAGACAAATTTGATTAAGGTATCTAAGGATTCGGCTATAGCACAAGTTGGAGTAAGGGAAAAGACCAAAAAAAATGACGGATTCAAAATTGAACAATACCTGAAATCAGTTGGCAGATTCAAAGGAGAAGCTTACTGCGCGGCTGGTCAGTATTGGTGCTTCTATTCATCTTGTTTGGCTTTGAAGTTTCCCTTGACTGATATTCCAATTTATAGAACTGGTTCTACTGTTACCATGTTTAATGAGGCAATTCGAGTTGGTTACAAAACGACACCAACTCCTTTTGATAATGATCTGATATTCTGGAGAAAACCTAATGAATGGAAAGGTCATGTTGAAAGAATAATTGAAGTGCTTAAAGCAGGTTGGATAAAGACTGTAGGATTCAATACAAGCTCTGGGAATAATGGTTCTCAAGATGATGGCGAAGGTGTTTATTTCAGGAAGAGAAATGTTAATCACTTTTTAGGTAGAATGGTTTTAAGAGGATTCATAGGATTCAAACCGATATGATGGAAAAGTATAAATATATATTTGCTTTGGCACTAATGGTTATTGTGCTTTTATTAAGTTTTTTCCTCGGAAGAAGTTCTAAGAATTGCACTGATACAGTTCAAACCATTATTAAAAGAGATACTGTAATAATTGTAAAACAAGCAGAACCGATAATCATTGAAAAAGCTAAAACAAAGATAGTCTATACAAGGGATACCATTATCCAAACACAACCTTTCATTGCGGTTGTTGATACTATTATCAAAAAGGATACTGTCTATGCAAAGTTTGAATTTCCTGCTAATAACTTTGATTTGTGGATTAAGAAGAAACCCGACAGTACATTGATTCAAACAATTACAGTTACAAAGGAAATCATTAAAGACAGACCATGGTGGGAAGCATCCGCTTATTCTCTTGGTGGAGCTGTCATTGGTTTTTTATTGGGAAAAACAGTTAAATGAGGATTGAGCAATGCGATGTGGATACAGAAAGCTGAAATTATTAATGGTGAAATCAAGTATAACAAGCTTGGTAAAATCAAAGCTGATGAAATTGAGCAAGGTATTGCAGACAAGTATTTTGTCTTTGAACAAACAACTGCAAGTAATGTATGGACGGTTACACATAACCTTCAGAAGAAGCCTTCTGTTTCAACAGTTGATAGTTCAGGAGCAGTTGTTTACGGATTTATCGAACATTTATCAAATAACGATTTGAAAATAACTTTTAAATATCCTTTTGCAGGGATAGCATATTGTAACTAAGGAAATAAATTATGCCGATACCATTTTTAAATGACATAGACTTATCGGGAGTTCTGAAAATTCTCAATAGCACAGGTTATTTAGACCTCGATAAAAATGAAATAAGAAATGCAATAGTTCAGAATCTTGCTTCAGAACCTGCTTCTCCATTAGCCGGACAAATTATTCATAATACAGCTAAAACCGATTCTGTAAAAGGTAATGGTAAACTTGGTTATAGGACTGCTTCCTCTTGGGTTTATCCTGATATGGAAAAATCTGTTTATGATACAAATAATGATGGTAGAGTAAATCTTGCAGATGATTCGGATACTTTGGACGGACAACATGGCTCATACTATCTTAACAGGGCTAATCATACCGGGAATGATACTTCTGCTTCTATATCAGATTTTACTGAAGCTTCACAAGACGCTGTCGGAAATGCATTGATTGATACCAATTCAATTGACTTCACTTATGACGACACCAACAATCAAATCAAAGCTGATTTGAAAGTTAACGGAACAGATTTAAGGATTCAGGCAACAGGCGTTGACCTTAATCCAACAGGAGTTTCGGCAGGTACTTATACAAAGCTCACTATTGATACCAAAGGAAGAGTAACAGCTGCTACAGTACTTCTTTCAAGCGATTTACCTTCTCATAATCATACTTCTTCTGATATAACAGATTTTCATACGGCAGTCAGAACAAACAGACTTGACCAGATGGCTGTTCCGACCGCTTCTTTGAACTTAAACAGTCAAAAGATTACAAACCTTGCAGACCCGACAAATCCTCAAGATGCGGCTACTAAAAACTATGTTGACAGCGCAGTTGCAGGTTTCGACTGGAAAAACAGTGTTAAAGCATGTTCGACTGCTAATATAACTTTATCTGGAACACAAACCATTGATGGTCAGGCTCTTATTGCCGGAGACAGAGTTCTTGTTAAAGACCAGACAACACCAAGCCAAAACGGTATTTATATAGTATCAGCTTCTACTTGGTCAAGAGCAACCGATGCAGATGCCTGGAACGAAATAGTTTCTGCGGCAGTATTTGTTGAACAAGGTTCTGTTAATGGGGATACAGCTTGGGTTTGTACTTCTGATCAGGGTGGAACACTTGGAACAACTGCTATTGTATTCTCCCAATTTACTGGAGCCGCATTAATCATTGCCGGAAACGGTTTATCCAAAACAGGAAATCAAATTGATGTTAATGTTGACAACCAATCAATTGAAATTTCTGCTGATACATTACAAGCAAAACTTGATAGTACTGGAGGAATTACCAAATCTGCAAGCGGTCTTAAAATCAATGTTGATAATACTACTTTACAGATTAATGGCAGTAATCAGATTGAGCTTAAAGGAGCTTACAAGAATAAAAAGGTATTGGGAACAATCACCGGAGATAGTACAACAACTACATTTTCGATAACTCACAATCTTGCAAACAAAGATATTTTTATTGATGTATATGAAAACACAACAGGATATACTGCTTATCCGCTTATTGAAAGGTTTGACACAAATACTGCGAAATTTACTTTCAAAGTTGCTCCAGCAACCGGGAAAGTTTATAACGTGGTTATCATCGGATAGGAGTACTAAAATGCCAGCAACGCCTATACTCGATGATTTGGACATGAATTATTCCGAGATTCTTAAAGGAAGACTTGAAAATATTTCTTCCTTTCCGACAGGTCTTGATTTATCTCATAAAGGTTATTCTGTTTATTCAAATAGCAAATTATGGATTTGGGACGGTCTTCAATGGTGTACATGGGATAGTATGCCATGGACTTATGAAGATAATGATGCAGTTGACCACTTGAATCCACGAACAGAATCAACTGCTTTTAATGGTACAAGTCATTACTTGAGTACATTAGGTTGGAATGCTAATTTGGCTGAAGGATATGATGATAATATACCGAGAACATTAGGTACAATGCACTTTATAGGTTCTGATCAAACAATTTCAGATTGGCAATCTCTTAAAGGAAGAAGGTTTGTATATACTGCAAAAGATGGTTCATGGTTTAATATAAAGAATAATTCTCCAAACCAAATCCCTGCAAATCATAAGAGAATTGATACAAGAACCGATACCGATTTAACCGAAATTGTCAAAGCTGAATTTTCTTTTAGCAATACTGGTGATACATGGATTTTAGTCAGTTATGAAAAAAGACAGGTTAATTGGTTCAAAAGGTATTCTATACCTGCAACTCCTATTCTTGGTCAATCTCAATTTTCAGGTAATGTTCCAATTCTATCAAATGAAGGGTTACCTTACGATGGCTTTTACGAAGTTCACGCTTATGTAGAGGTAAAAGAATTTGAAGCTGATAGAGTAACATTAGCCACTTGTGGAGCATCTCAAGTATTGGATTTAATGACACACGGTGATTCTTGGATTACTGTGGATAGAAGCGGTGTTATTACTCAAACTGCTACTCATCCTGATATAAAATGGTTTAATTTTTCTTTGCAAGGTTCAGTCATACTTTATGCTCAATCAACAGATTGCGGTTCAAGAGATATCAATTACAGGGTTACTTTGCCTAATGGATTATTCAGGCAGTTATTAGGCGGTTATATTCATGTTAAATACCTTGGCACTACCGAAGGTAATAATTGTACAGGATTAAAATAGGGATAAAATTATGGAATATGTAATTTCGGACAAAACACTAAATAAAATTGTCAACCTAATGGAAGACAAGCCTTTTAAACAAGTTATAGCTTTATTGAATGAAATAAAAGCTGTTCCTTTTATCGAAGAAGAACAGAGTAAAATTGAAGCTACTCCAGAAACAAATTAAGAAATCAATAAATAATTTTAGAGGTTAATATGCCAACTACAGTAACAACAGATAAGAAAATCATCCTCACAGGTTCTCCTTTTGGATGGATTCATAAGATTGATGCAGGAGCTTTGACAGAACTTTGGAAGTTTAATAACCTTCAATCATCGACTTATAAGATTCTGAAACCCGGTTCAAGTTCACAGAGTTCTGATAATATAGATATTAACAGGGCTGATGGAGCTATCTGGAGATTTCCGAAAACAAATCTTATTCTTTCAGGTATTGATGAAACCGATATTACGCCTGCAGGTACATCAAGCGATGCAACAAGCAAGGGGGAAATAACACTTGTGGCTAACGAAGCTCCTATGGAATTGAACTCATGGACTGCTTTTATCAAAGCCCTTAAAGAAAATCTTGACGGTAAATTCCTTATTACCATTGGAACAGGATACTCTCACAAAGCCAGAACAGATACATCTTTGAGAAAGCCTGACGGTTTTATTCACATGATTGGTAAAATAAGCAATGACATCGAACAGCAATTGAATAACAGTCCGGCAAGCTTAACCATGACTTTTGTTTCTTATAAGGATTCAACCATTGAAGAAACAGATTTAACCGGAACCACTTTGTTCGGTGAAATCACATGGAAGCTTGGCGGCACTGGAAAAGATGTTGAAGGAATAAAACCTCCAGCTATCGTTTCAACAGACGCTCAAAAGCTCTTGGAAGGCGATGTTGTTGTTATCACTAATATTGTTTACAGTTAAGAATGAAGAATGAGATTTTGGCAGAAATATATTTTTACCGAATATCTGTTCGGCGAACAATCTGTTATCTTTGCAGTATCGGACAATTATTCAGAATTGTTTCAAAATACTGGAACACAGACAGATATTTTTTTGCTTGAATCATTGAAAAAAGATTTGAATACGGAAGAAGGCAGTTATGCAATTGACGAACTGCCTTTTTCCATTAATCATCTTGCCTGCCAAAATGAAGACGATGAAAAAGCTATGTTTTTTGTTCTGGATTCTACAAATATCAAAGTAAACAGGTACTGCGCTTTATTTATGGGAGATGAACCTCAATTAAGTGAGATGCTTTTTGTAGGAAAAATTGGAAGTAAAGTATCTGGGACTGATAAGTTATGGTATGGAGATGAATACGATTTTAATGTAAATCCAAAACGGGAATACAA